TATTTTAATAATGAATTGATAGATATAGCTATTAAGAATAAGTTTTTCTTACCTGAAAAACATATCTTTATGCCAGTTATACCAGAATACTTGGAGAATGACAATATGAAGTATTTCAAAGATCGCAACTGGAGTCCTAATGCTTACCAATATGATCTAGCCAAACTTGCATTTTTTAAAATGCATGAAGGTAGATTTAGTTGTGCAAAAGTATTGACTCTAGATCAAGCGATAGAAATTGCGGAAAAAAACACATCTCCTGGATATCTGTACAAACAATACGGTTATAAAGATAAAGGTTCTGTATTTATCAATCATTATGAAGAGCTTAAACGAGCAATAGAGGTTATAGAGGGAGGTGGAGATTATGAATCCATCTTCGAATTAGCACCTAAAGTTGAAATACGTCCGCTAGAAAAACTCATTTCTGAAGACACTAGCAAACGTAAACAACGAACTTTTATGGTGGCTGATTGTTTAGCCTATCTTGTGGGTCTCATGCTTTATTATGATCAAAATAGTAAAGAATATGAGAAATGCTATGAATTTTCTAACTGGAATGGTGTAGGAATTTCAATATTTCATGGTGGTTGGGATCGTTTAGCAAACGGTCTGCTTCAACACAGTAAATGGTTTCTTTTACTCGATGAAACGGCAATGGAAGCATGTTTGAATGATGAGCTTCTTAATATGATATACGATTTACGTAACTCTCATATTAAAACTACAGCTCAATTTAACTTAGCAATGTGGTATAAGAAAATTGTTATTTATGGACAAGTTATTGATCTCATAGGTAGATTATTAATTAAAATTGGCATCAATCCTTCGGGACATCCCAATACTTTAATGGATAATAATCTAGGCTTGACTTTCAAAAACTTGTACCATTTAGCACGATTATGCACATCTGCAAGTGAACTCGTTCAACTAGCAACCAAAACTGGTGTCAAAGAGGTAGGTGATGACAGCGTCAACCCTCTAATGATGTATAAAGGAATCAATATATGGAAAGGGATCGAAGAATCTTCTTTAGACTTAGGTTTCACTACTACTTTTGAAACCGAACATCCTGCAACCATTAAAAATTTGAAATTTCTAAATTTTAACTTCGTATATGATGCAATAGCAAATCAGTATACATTTCGACCTAATTTTGACAAACTTTTTGCAGGATTATTTTTTATGAGGAAAAAAGATTCATGGAGGCTAACATTAGCTCACTTATTTGCACTTAAAATTTTGTGCTTTTCCGACTTAAATAGATTCACTGAAGTTTGTCATTATATTGAATATGTAAAAGATAAGCATTATCAAGATATGATCTCTGAGACTCATATAGATGATTTAATTACTATGCATGCCCTTATGGCTCAAGAAAAAACTAAAGATGAGATAAGAGAATTATTATTCTCTTTGGAATAATTTGCAGTAAAGCTTTTAAATCATTTAGCTGCAAATAAATTATCTAATGTTTTAATCTATATGAAATGTCTACACAATCGAATAAAAAATCCAAAATGCCAAAAGTCTCTCAGCAAGATGTCGAAAACTTTCTTAAGAAGCAAAAAACTGTTAAAAAGAGTTCTACTAAGAGTAAACCTAAAAAGAGCAGTTCTTCTACCAAGAAAGTCAGTAAACCCTTGCTTAAGAGCAACACTACTCCAATACTTACTCGTCACATTTCCAGACCTCGAATTAAAGGTAGAGGTGACTACAGTGTAAAAGATACTTATAATGATGTTTTTGATAAAGATACTGTATCAGAAGGTTTCGTCAACAAAGGAGCTAAGAAAATAGGCGAAATTGTTGGCGGACCGATTGGATTTGGACGTGAATTAGGTAATGCTGCTAGTAGGTTAGCGAAAATATTCGGTTTTGGTGATTATACCATCAATCATAAATATCCTGTCAAGAGAAATAGTTTTACTGGAAATTCACCTCCTACTTTTTCAAATGGAGCAGGGGAAGATATTGTGATAGCAAGAAGAGAATATGTTAAAGATATTCCTTCTTCACAATTATTTTCAGCAACAAAATATTTTCTCAATCCTGGTAATCCAGAATTATTCCCATGGTTATCACAATTTGCAAAAGGTTATGAAGAGTACCAGTTCTTGGGAATGGTATTTGAATTTAAGTCAACAGCATCAGATGCAGCAGCAGATGGAGGTGGTTTAGCTACCGTCATCATGGCTACTGATTATGATTGCTTAGATGAAAATTATAATGATAAAAGGACCATGGAAAATTCTGAGTTTGCCAACTCAATTAAAAGTTCGTTATCCACACTTCATCCCATAGAATGCGATCCTAGACGTAACGTTCTAAGTAAAATGTACGTTTTACCTGGAATTACGAATATTAATCAGATCTCTAATAGCACTGCTAATGGTGTTTTAGCTGATCCCAGGTTCGATACTCTAGGACAATTTTATGTGGCCACACAGGGTGCTGAAGCTTCATCCGAAGGTTCGCAACTTGGTGAATTGTGGGTTTCTTACAAAGTCAGGTTGTCTCGTCCTATTCTAGAGATAGGTGCAACTGCACAAAATAGTATTCAAACGTTTCAAGCTTATGTTAACTCCAGTGCTGCCCCTCAAGCTATGTCTAGTGGCAATACAGTAAATGTTAAATCCATAGGTTCGACTCAGTGGTCTTTTGTGCAATATGTGAACGTAGGTTCAGCTAGTGGTCTTGGTATGCAATTACGTTATACCGGTTCCAGTACAGGCTATTTTCTCTTTCATTGTTCTGGCCGTGCCCCCAATACAGCTTCTGTCACTTGGGTTGGTAACACCAACAATGTTGGGAATTTCGGTAATTTGAATTGTGTCATGAATACCAACTTGTTAAAACAAGGAGGTTCTACTATTAATAATGTTTATCACACTTCATCTTACGACTATGTCTCAGCTGGAACACCTTTATACAAAGACTACGAAAGTGTACATGTGTTCTCATTCGCACCTAATCCTGTAGTAGGTAGTAATTATAGACTTATAACAGTTCCTGTTTATAACTCTTCTGATTATTGGATTACATACAATTGTACCATAATTGGATTACCAAACTACGATAGTTTAGGTTCAAAAGTCAACCAAATTATGTTAAGAAATTTAGCTTACAATCAGTCTATTGATAACATCGAAACATCAGATTATATTGGATTTCAAAAAATGAAAATAGAAAAAGAAGAACAACTCGACCGTCATGGCGGTTGTCCAGATGATCCAGATGATCCTGATGAAGATGATCCTAATGGAACTGACATTGAAGAAAAAGATTCTTCAACTCCGTTTGAAGAAATTAAGATGAAAGGTTCCAAAATGGAAGAAATCAATACTGCATTAGCAAAATTATCAAAACATAAAAAATCGAC